TTTTAAAAATTAAGTTTAAAACTTAAAAAAATTAAATAATTAATCTTAAATTTGCAACAGATTATGGCACAAGAAGAACAAGAAGGTCTATTAGGATTTAATTGGGAGAATGATGGAGATGATTTCTTTGGTATAGAACAAACTACCACAGCAACTCCATCAAAAAAAGAAAAAGAGAAAAAAGTTGAAATTGAAGAAGAGGAAGGTAATCCTACTCCACCTACATCAACTGAACCTGAGGAAGAAGAGGAAGATGATTTCTTTGAAACTTCAGAAGAGGAAGAAGAAGAGGGTGATGAAGGTAAACCAAATCCTCCAGCATCAACAAGTATCTATTCAGATGTATATAAAGATTTAAAAGAACAAGGAATCTTTAAACATATTGAAGTAGAAGAAGGAGAAGAATTAGATGCTGACAAATTTTTTGAATTACAACAAGAGGAATATGAAGCTGAAGTAAATGCTAGGTTGACCAATTGGGCAACTAAAGAATTGGATGAAGATGCAAAAGCATTTATTAAGTTTAAAAGAGATGGTGGTAATACTGAAGACTTCTTTAGTATTTATTCTAAATCTACTGACCTTCCTACAGGAGATATCTCAGAGGAATCCCATCAAGATAGGGTAATTAGATACCAATTAAAGCAAGAAGGTTGGGATGCAGATGAAATAGAAGATAGATTAAGATATCTTACAGAATCTGGTAGAAAGGAAAAAGTTGCTAAAAAATATAATGCTAAGATAAAAGAGCAAAGTGAAGCTCAAAAAGCAGAAGTATTAAAGCAAGCTAATAAACAAAAAGAATTAATTCAAGCTCAAGAACAAGAGTTTAAAGATAATATTAAATCTGTATTAGATACTACAAAAGATGTAAAAGGTATTAAAATTTCAGATAAAGATAAAATACAGTTGTATAATTTTCTAACAAAAAAAGCTCATAAGATTTCAGATACTAAATCTATTACAGGCTTCCAAAAGAAATTAGGAGAAGCTTTCCAAGATACAAATAAGATGATACTCTTGGCAAAATTGATAAGTTCTGATTTTGATATGAAAGATTTTGAAAAAGCAACTGTAACAAAAAAGACACAACAAATAAAAAGTAATTTAGAACAGCGCAAGGGCTTAAGACCAACTAATTCTGGAAGTTCATTAGAAGGAAAAGGGCTTGCTGATTTATTTAATTAAAAAAAAGAAAACTAATAAAAACAAACTATGGCAACATTAGGAAGTAGATTAAAAACAAAGCAGATGCCTTGGCATGCTAATATGACTGAGTTGAATCACTTGGGAGCTGCTTTGATTGCTAAGCCTCACGTATTTGAAGGTAAGATGAATCAACTATTTTCTGCACAAAATTATTATTCTGATAACCCACTATCAAGTATAGCTTGGGGTACAGGAGCAGAAAAAGTTATCACTACAATGGAGTGGGAATGGCAGTTAAAAGGTGCTAATACTAGACCTCTAGTAGTTATTGAAAATGTTGAACCAGCAGCTAATACAACTCCAGGAAAAGGTAAAGAACCATTTTTCGTAAAATTGGATGAGAATTGGTATGAAGCAGGGGATACAATAACTCCAGGTACAGCAGGTCAGAAGTATCAGTGTAGAATTATGGAGAAACCAGAGAAACATGGTAATGGTTGGATATATAAAGTTAGACTTAAGTCTGATGATTTCCAAGCATTCTTACCAGTATCTTTGTTACAACCAGGTCAACAATGGGCTAAGCTATGGGCTGAATACGAAGAAGGTGCTAACCAAGATGGTAGTACTCAGTATGCAATGCCTTTGACACTTAGAGATTCTCTAGGTAAATTCAGAAAGAAGTATGAAGTAACAGATTACGCATCTGAAGAAGTTCTTGCAGTAAAAATTCCAGATTCAAAAGGTGGATACCATGATTCTTGGATTAAATATGCTGAAGTAGAATATTGGCAACAATGGTACAGAGAGCTTGAAAGAGCATTCTGGTATAATAGAAAAACAAAATCTGTACAAGGTTCAACAGGTAGAAGTGTAGATAACTTCTCAGGTATCCAAGAGAAACTTGAAGATAGTCATTTACACTATTACACTGAATTAACAGCTAAACTTATTGAAGAATTCTTATTGGATATCTTCTATTCAAGAGTTAAGCCAGGTTCAGGTAGAAAGATTAAAGTATTCACAGGTGAATATGGAATGGTATTGTTCAATAGAGCTATGCAAGATATTATGGATAAGAGAGGTTGGGTTATTGCTAACCAAAACTTCAATCCAGTACAAAAAGCTACTTCTGCATACCACTCAAATGCTTACTCTGTAGGATATCAATTCGTACAGTACAAAATGCACAATGGTGCTGAACTTGAATTAGTACACAATCCTCTATATGATGATAGAAGTATTAACTTTGAAATTGACCCAGTAACTGGTTATCCAGTAGAATCAATGAGATTTACTTTCCTTGATTTCTCAGGTGGAAATGGAGAAAGTAATGTATCTCTAGTATCTAAGAAAGATGGTTACAAATTTGGATATGTTGGTGGATTAGTAAACCCAATGGGACCTAATAAAGGTGGTCTTATGGCTCACGCAGGGGAATACTACTCAATGCACGTATCTAAAATATGTGGTGTACATATTGAAGATATCACTAAGTGTGGTGAACTTATATTAAAAAGAAACGTAGGTTAAGACTATTTTTCTTATCTTTGCAAATGGGGAGTAAAGATACTACTCCCCTATGTAAAGAAATATTAATTAAACACGAAACAAATGGCAATAGTAGAAGTAAGACCCATTGAAAAAGAAAGATGGCATAATAAAAAAGGAAAGGATTCTTTTAAAAGACCAGTAACAATTGAAGCATTAATAGATGTTAATACAGGTCAATTTGCTACAGGTCTATCAACAGAAGATAGAGAGAGGTTAGAGAAGGCTACTGGACAGAATCTATCACCAGATTATATGGTTGGAAAACCACATGAATTTTGGAATTCACCAGCAGCAGCAATTAAGTTAGAATATAAAACAAATATATTTGATACTAAAAAAGCTTTTGATGAGATAAAGGTTAAAGTACTTAAGGCATCTGATTTAGTAGCTAATTCAATGAAAGAATACGAGGAAGGTAAATTTCCAAATGCAATCTTTGTTATATTTGATGAAACTGAAGAAGTTGAAAGAAAAGCTAGTAAAGCTGCTATAAAAAGAAAAGTAGTTATAGAGAGTTCTAAATTAACAAAGTCTAGAAAGGCTGAAATAGTACAGATTTTATCTGGAGTTTCAGTTAAAAATCAAACAGAAGATTATATTGATTTGAAACTAGATGAAGAAATTGAAGATAAAGGTCCAGACAAAGTACTTGCAATAATCCAAAGAGATAAGGCTAGAACTAGTTTACATGCATTGGTATTGGAAGCAATACAAAAAAATGTACTTAGAAAAGAGGGAACAGCAGTGTATTATATGGATGACCAAGTAGGATTTGATTTGGAATCTGCAATAGATTATTTTGCAGATAGTAAGAACCAAGCTTTAAAAGCACAAATTTTAGAAAAAATAAACGAGTAATATGGATATTAGAAGTATGCACTATGACTTCAAGCAGAAGTTAAATAAAATTGACTCCCAACAATATAGGAACTTAAGAGTACCTGAAATTGATTGGAAGCTTAATGAAGCATACGAAATTTTTGTAAAATCCATAGCAGAACCAAGGTATAATAATCACTTAGGGTTTGAAGTAAATCAAAGAACAACTGATGACATAAGAACTATAGTTAAAAATAATGTAACTATAGCACCTTTTATGGTAAATGAAACTTTAAAACCAGAAGTGATATTTAATATACCAACAGATTATATGTTCTTCATATCTGGATATGCTACTATAGAGAAACCAGGGTGTGGCTCTAAACTAGTTAGAATAAAGATAAGACAACATGATGACGAACATGAAGAGAGTTCTTTTGATAAATCCTCATATGAATGGGGAGAAGTAAATGCTAGATTTGTAGGTAATACTATAAAAGTATTTACAGATGAAACTTTTTATGTACAAAATATAAAATTAAATTATATAAGAAAACACGCATATATTCACAATGCTCAAGACTTTTTGCCAAGCTCTAGTTATAAATTACCAAATGGTACTATATTAACAGGCTTTCAAAATTGTGAACTTCCAGAACATACACATAGAGAAATAGTGGATATAGCTGTGCTTATAGCAACTGGTGAATTGCAGATACCAGATTATCAAACAAAACAAGCAAAAATAAATTTAAATCAAATTAATTAAACTAAAAAATTATGAGTAGAAACAATCATGTGTTTCAAGTTTTAGTAACTAAAGGAAACCAAGCACCTATTGCTGCTGGTAATAGAGTTACAGACTTAGCTCCAGGTCAAATTGGTGTATTTGATTTCAACACTAATCTATCTTTAAGTGCTGCAACTCCATCTAGAAATTTCTATATGGCAGTTGGATTGGATTTAGATGGAGATACTGTTACTGATGATGTAATAAAATCTAGAGGTACACATATCCAGGGAAGAAATTCAGTATACTATACTTACAGACCACATACTCCAGGACAACCTATGAAAGTAGTTCTAAAGGATTATACAGCAGAGTGTGAAACAGAATATGGAATTAAACTTGAACTTAGAAATCAAGAAATCTACAGAACACAAGGGTACAATCAGTTTACAAAAACTTATAGTATTGTAACTTCTTGCTGTAATGGTTGTAATCCAACATGTCCATCAGGAGATGCTAATGAGATTACTAAACTATTAAAAATTAATATTAATAATGACCCATCTGGTCTAGTAGTTGCAGAAGCTATTGCAAGACAAGATATACTAGCAGAAGATGTACCAGATTTATCTGGAGATTTAGATGCAGGTGATGTTGTTTCTGATGCAGATTTAGAAGCTATTATGGCTTATAATGCTACATTGGAAGACCCAGCAAATATGTTGTATACTGATTTAGAAGTAACAACTGTACCACAAAAGTTGAAATCTTTTGGAGATTTAAATCTTCAATATTTCTACCCAAGAGAAGGTACTGTTATTATGAGTAAAGCAGGTTCAGATGGATTCAGATGTTCAGGTACTATTGAGGTTACTCAACAAGCTGTATTTGAAGAAGGTGCTGGATATGATATCAAGCAATTAGAATTCTTTGCAAAAGGTTGGGATGAATCTCCATATAGAGTGTCTACTCTAAATGGTGTAGCTGATGCTAAATTCTACAACACTGATGCAACTGTAAAATATGACCAATTTGTATTGGCTTATGAGCAAATGCATAAAAATGCTTGGTTGACATACAGTAATTCAGAAGCTACTTATATAGCTATTCCTACTACAGATGGTACAACTAGAACAGGTCTAGTAGCAATATTAGATGCTTTACTGGCAGATGAGAAATTTGATGCTAAAGCTGATGATGTAGCAGCTACAGTAGCTAGTACATCTACTATAGAAAGAACACAGGATAAAACTCCTGCTACTGATGGTATAGGGTAATAAGTATTAATAATACAAAATAACCAAAAAGGAGGAGGAAAGCCTCCTCCTTTTTTATAATAAATAACTTTAATACTTATATAATATGGTTGCCGTAAACTATTTTTACTCTTTTGTTGAAACATCTATAGGTGTTTTTAAACTTGAAAACATTTCAGCTAATTTAAATCTAGATTATATATTAACTAGTGATAATGGTTGTGGTAGTTCTACTTTAGTACAAAAAGGACAATTAACTTCTAAAACTGTTATAGTTACTAATTCTGTAAATAATGAAGTAACTTTTTCAAATTTACCTGATGGCATATATTATTTAAGAGTTAAACATGTAGGACAATCTTATTATCCTACTATTCAAATAAATAATTTTGCAAATTTAGAATTATCTATATTGCAAGATGTAAAGGGGGTATTTGGAAACTGTACAGATTGTAGTGACCCAGCTAATCTATGTTGTCTATTAAAT